AGCTGTATTTGGCTAAAAGTAACGGACGTAATAGAGTTGAATATTAAAAAATAAATGGGATTGTGTGGACTGCCGTAATCGTATTCATCGCCGGGAAATCATACAGGAAAATGAAAAGCATAAAGCAAGGCTCCCACACTGCCATCAAAGGCGGCGGGGAGCGGCATAATGACAAAAGCACCTCTGAACCAATCATGGCTCGGAGGTGTTTTTGCGTCTATGGTATTATTCTTCGATATCGATTGCAAGCCCGGATTTGAATTTCACAGTGAAGTGGTCGGCAAAGACGGTGATCTTCTCGATGAGCTTTTTTACCAGAGCTTCGTCGAACTCTGTGATGTCTGTTTTCTGCTTGGAGATAAAGTCCTGCAGTTCCTTGATCCGGTTCATGGCTTCTTCCCGGTGGTGGCTGTCGACCTCGGACTGTTCCTTCTGTTCCCTGAGTCTGAGGATTTCGTCAGCGATGGCATCGTAATCCTGTTTGTTGTTTGCCTTCTTGATGAGCTCTTTTTGCAGTTCTTCCAGCCGAGCTTGGATGCCGTCCGGCGAGAGGGTGTCAGCGCTGACTACAGCCTTGGCGATATTGGCTTGCAACTGTTTTAGGAAGGTGCCGCGCTCTGTCAAAATCTGATTGATGGCTGTGACCGTGACTTCCTGCAGCAGGAGCTCGTTAACCGTCCGGTTGGTGCAGTTTGTGTCTGCGGAGCCCGGTTCCAGACGGCTGATGCAGCGCCAGACGATGGATTTGCAGCCGTGGTTATTCCAGTGGACACGTCGGTAAAGCTCACCGCAATCGCCGCAGAAAACCATCTGGGCAAAGCAGTGATTGCAGGAGAAGGTGCGCTTTTTCCCGGAAGGACTGGTATGGATGACTCGCCTGCGGACAAGCTCGGCCTGCACCTGCATGAACAGCTCCTTCGGAATGATGGCTTCGTGGTCGTCCTCGACGTAGTACTGAGGAACAATGCCGTTGTTCTTGATGCGCTTCTTTGTCAGGAAGTCCGTGGTGTAGGTCTTTTGAAGCAGGGCATCGCCCATGTACTTCTCGTTGCGGAGAATCTTGTTGATGGTGCTGGTGTGCCACTTTTCCTTGCCCGCGCCGGTGAGGATACCGTCTGCCATAAGCCCGGCGGCAATTTTGTCCATGCTGGAGCCTTCGAGGTACTCCCGGTAGATGCGTTTTACGATCTCTGCCTGCTCCGGGTCTATGATCAGGTGTCCGTCCGCATCCTTGGTGTAGCCGAGGAAGCGGTTGTGATTGATGTGCACCTTTCCCTGCTGGAAGCGGTACTGAAGTCCCAGCTTGATATTTTCGCTCATGGATTGGCTTTCCTGTTGGGCAAGGCTCGCCATGATCGTAAGGAGCACCTCGCCCTTAGCGTCCAGCGTGTTTATGGACTCCTTTTCAAAATAGACCGGGATGTTCTTGTCTTTGAGCTGCCGGATGTACTGCAGGCAGTCGAGGGTGTTTCGTGCAAATCGGCTGATGGACTTGGTGATGATCATGTCGATGTTCCCGGCCATGCATTCGTCTATCATGCGGTTGAACTCATCACGCTTTTTGGTGTTGGTGCCGGAAATGCCGTCGTCCGCGAATATGCCCGCAAGCTCCCAGTCCGGATTTTTCTGGATGTACTCCGTGTAGTGGGTGACCTGCGCCTCGTAGCTGGTTTCTTGCTCTTCAGAATCCGTGCTGACGCGGCAATAGGCTGCCACACGGAGCTTTTTCTGTTCAGATTTTTTTACTGTGTTTCCGACCTGACGTTTTGCCGGGATGACCATAACACTTCCCATTAGATCGCCTCGCTTTCAATGAGGCTGTAGAGGTATTCTGCCTGCAGCCTCGGATCTTCGTATTGTTCTTCCGCTTCGGCCATGTGGAAGTAGGTCGGAGCTTTCATTGTCTTTTGTTCTTCTACACGGTTTAGCCTGCCGAGCCTACCGGCGCGTTCAAGACGAATCGTTTCTGCCTTATCGAAGATTTCCTGATTGATGATGGCAGGGTAAAACTCGTCGCCGAGGTAGTGCCTGTTTTGCATCAGGCGCTTTGCCGAGCTGTGGTAGGTCTCGATGCCTGCTTCAATGGCGGCTTTTGACTGTGCCATCCCGGCGAGGTAATTGGCGTAGAGCTTTCTGATCTTACCTGCGGCTTCTTCGTCAATCACAGCGCAGCCGTTTTCAATTCTGTATCCGTAAGGGGTATGTCCCATGTCGTCACATCCTTTCCTTCAGTGTCAGGCCGCATTTGAGTTCGAAGCGGATATCGCTTCTGGAATGAACGATGATGCGCTTTACAAACCTCTCGAATAAGCCCTCGTCGAATTCCTGCAGCATGGCGCTCTTTTCACAAAAGTGAATAAGCGCAGTGGTTTCGGTGACCTTCATTACGTCTCCGGAGACTTCATTCTTCAGGGCTTCAATCTCATCCCGGAAGCTGTCCGCCTGTGAAAGCAGCTGGTTTGTTTCCTGATTGTAGAGCACCGGATCGATGATGCCCTGCGTCAGGAGCTTTGTCAGCGTCTCGCGCTTTTCGGTATTCTGTGCCAGCAGGGTCTGTATCTGTTGAATGCGATGCAGGGAATCGTCTGCCGAGGTTTTCTTTATGGCCTCCAGATATGGCTTCAGGATTTGTCGATGGGAGAAGATGAGCTTGTTCACCATCGTGGTAAAAGCCTGCTTTAAAGCCTCGTCCTTTACAAAAAGCATGTGGCACTTGTGCTTGTCCTCGATGTGGGTGCTGCAGCACCACGCAGCATATTTTTGTGTTGTAGTGGAGTGTATCCGACGCTTGAACGTGTCACCGCACTCTCCGCAGATGATTTTGCCGGAGAAGGCGTAGCGGTTTTGGTATTTATCAGAGCCTTTTGCTATGCCTTTCTCGTTTGCCCGCTGGTTGATAAGAGCGTGTACTGCTTCAAAGTCCTCCCGGCTGATGATCGGCTCGTGATGATCCTTGACCATATACTGCGCCTGCTCGCCGTGGTTGGTGTGCCGGACGAATTGTGAATCCGAGTAGGTCTTTTGGAAAAGGCAGTCGCCGACGTACTTCTCGTTTGAAAGCATCCCGCGAATGGTAGTGGCAGTCCAGCGTCCGCCACGCTTGGAAGGAACGCTGCGCCGGTTCAGGTCATCCGCGATGGCGTGGGTGCCTTTGCCGGAGAGCAGGTCTGCGAAGATTTCTTTTACTACAGCTGCTTGCTCCGGATTGATGACCATCTGCTCACCGTCCCAGTCATAACCGTAGGGCGGGTAGCTGCACTTGAAGGTTCCGTTTTCAAAACGCTTCTGGATTGACCATTTGCTGTTTTCCGAAATGGAAACCGACTCGCCTTCGGCCATGCTGGAGAGGATTGCCAGAAAAAGCTCGCTCTCCATTGAGCCGGTGTTGATGTTTTCCTTCTCAAAATAAATCGGGATGCTCTGGGCGAGCAGCTCTCTCACCAGCGACAGGCAGTCAGTTGTGTTCCTGCTGAAGCGGCTGATGGACTTAGTGACAATGAAATCGATCTTCCCGGCCTTGCAGTCGTCGATGAGCCGTAAAAGCTCCGGGCGCTTATCCTTCTTGGTGCCGGTGATACCTTCGTCATAGTAGAGGCCTGCAAACTCCCAGTCATCACGGGCTGTGATGTAATTTTCGTAGTGGGTTTTCTGTGCCTCAAGACTTTCAAGCTGTGCATCGGAATCCGTAGAGACGCGGCAGTAGGCGGCTACCCTGACCTTTTTGAGCTTGACCTTCGAGTTCGCTGTTTCCGCGATTTTCGTTACTTTTTTCAAGGGAAGTCCCTCCTTTCCGTACGTCTATACATCACTCTAAAGCGACTACATATCAAGGGATTTTCGGCATTATTTCCGCGAACAAGGGAGAGAAAGTTTCCCGATTGATGGCGGTTAATTTGTTGAATTCAGCCACAGAAATGAGGCCGTCATCGAGCATCTTCTTTGCGATTGTCTGTGCTCTGCGGTAGTCCAGATCGCCCTGAATCCGCTCCTGCGTGAAATATCCAGATTGAACATTTGTGATTTCGTCTGTCATAACATATCCACCTCCAGTTTCCACTGGAGATTCAGAGCCGATTTGAGCGGAGGAAAATAAAAAAAGCCTGCGGGCATTCCGAAGAACACTCGCAGGCATGCGGATTGGGTATTCAGTTATTTCACTCTGATCTTCCAGCCGGTCAGAATGAGGTTGACGTTCTTGATGAGCGTCGGGTTGAGCTTCTGGATTGCGGAAACCGTAGTGCCGTACTTACTTGCAATCCCGGAGAGGGTATCACCGCTTTTTACCGTGTAGTAGACAGGAGCGGATTCCTGCTTTTTGACCAGAGCGTTGACCTTGGCTTGCACGGCGGAGTAGTCATATCCGGCAGCGGTGAGGCGCTCCTTGCGGTCGGCTCCGTTTCCCCACTTGCCGTCCAGCACCTCCTGCGCCAGCTCGTCCACGGTCTTTGTGGGTGTCGCCGGAGCGGGAGTGGCATGCGTGCTTGCATCAGGCGATACCTTTGTGTATCCATTGAAGCCGCCGTTCTTGATGATGGTTGGATAATCAACATAGGCGTAATCCAGATCCACGTTGCCGCTGATACCGTCCACAGAGCCCTTGGAAGAATACTGCCAGATGCCGTAGTCGCCCTTATAGGTACATTTGCTGGAATACTGCGCTACCCAGTGGGCGTAGGGTGTGAGCTTGGAGTCATCCATGCGCTCTTTAAAGCCGGAAACAGCGGAGCCGTAAATACCGACGAAGTATCCGGCATCCTCCATAGTCTCACAGAAAGCAATCGTAGCCTCCGTGATACCGGCCTTGGCAGAAGCAGGCTGTGCCTCGTTATCCATATAGACCGGGTATTCCAGTTGCTTGCCCTTCAAGATTTGCAGGAAGCGTTCAGCGTCCGCTTTTCCGGCGGCAGCGGTCACGCAGTCCTTTCCGACAAAGTAATATGCGCCAATGGGAATACCGGCAGCCTTTGCACCTTTGTAGTTTGCTTCCCATTTGCTGTCCGTATAAAAACCGGCATCGGAGCCGCCAGCCTTGATGATGGCAAACTCGATACCGGCTTTTTTGACTTTATTCCAGTCAATGGTTCCCTGCCAATGACTGACGTCGATTCCTTTTTTCGTCATGCTATTTTTCCTCCTCATCGTGACGGTCGTGGAGCTGCTCCAAGACCTCCTTCAATTTCTCCGGTACCGGCAGGCCGAGATGTGCTGCGTTCTCTGTCAGGGACAGGCCTTCATTGGACAGGTAGAAAAAGATGATGGCCGTGCGAAGCACTCCCGGATGACCGAGCACCTGAACATCAATGACGTTTCCAATGCCCACCAGCAGGAAGATCAGCACCTTGCGGCAGATTCCCTTAAAACCGACCTCGCTTGAGAGCTTTTTGTCGGCGATGGCACACATGATGCCGGTCAGGTAGTCGCAGGTCACAAAGATCACCAGCGCGATCAATAGCCCGTCGCAGCCGCCGAGGAAATAGCCAAGCCACCCTCCGACAGCGGCAAATACCAGTTGGATCGTGTTCCAGAATTCTTTCATGAGAA